ATCTTTTTTGTATTCTTATCAAACTTTTCCAATAATTTATATTCATATAATGAATTTATTATTTCGGTTTCAATAGAATATAAAAAGAAGTCGATTGATTCAAACGAATGAAGCATACAACATTATACTCTGTTACGGTAATCCTTTCCACAAAAAACTAGATTTAAGAAATTTCTTTAAATATAGAGTTTGTTATATTTTTATATTTTTCTTTTAATGCTTCTGGACATTTTCCTATTCTTACATGAATTATTCCATTATGATACTCATTATTCAATAATACGGCATGTCTTAATTGCTCCAAAGTTTCCATATAAGCCATAGTCCATTTAGATTCACACAAGTGCAAAATAGTTCTTTTGAAATTTTCTGGTCCATGCAGGGCAAGTTCATTTTGTAAATCCTTAGATGAACCGTAATATTTTTTCCAATCCGATTCCTTTTTCACTTTTCTATTTCTAGTTTTTCCCTTTAATGGTTTAAGTGTTAAGTTGGACCAGAATTGCTTCTTCCCCAAATAGTATCTTTTCTCTCCGGGAAGTGCATTAGTTCGTTCGATACAATAAACAAAACCGAAATGTTCGTCTATATTTTCAGGTACGTTTTCCCAATCCATAAAGGCTATTTACCCCTCATATAAGAGAAGTCAAAATTCGTCAATTTCATCATATTCTGTTATTTCCAAAACATGGTATTCAGATTCGTCTATATTTGGAAAATCATCGAACTGTGAAGCAGTTGGATCTACAATAATGCCTTCAACTTCTAACCAAGTATGCCCATCGTCTTTATAAAATCCATGATGAATTTCTATATCCTCTACTCCATTTTCTTTTAATTGTTTTGCTAAAAAACTGCTCGCATCTTGGCAACCCATTTCACAACATGGCATTGTTCCCGGCTTTACATATTTTGAGATAACATTTTGTGCAGTATTTGATAAAGTTTCTAATGGATAAGAAAACCAAAAATTATTAATCACTCTGGTACTTTTCGGTTTGGATGCTTCGCTATAAATTTTCCGTTTTTTGCTTTTAATTTTACGTTTATTTTTGATTTTTCCTTTTCTTGAAATAGTTCCTAAAATTGCAGGAGTTCTGGCATCACTGGTGTCATAAGGTCCATCATTTCCCAAAACACTTGCATCTGTCATTTCTTCTATCTTTTCGCTATAATAATCATTTTCTGTTTCGTCATAATCATATATTTCTACAATAGAGTCATCAAAAATTACAAAATTATAAGAAACTTTTTCGTCTTTTGGTTTGTTTCGATCTAATTGAGTAATATACTTCAAGCCCTTTATTCCAGCATTCCAAAATAACTCAGACGCTTTTTTTGCACTACTATGATCATTTTGTACAAATTCGTATATATTCTTTCCAGTTGCTTTTTGAAATTCGATTAAATCGCTTTCATCAAAGGCAGTAATGGTTTTATCTGGAAAACCTTTTGAATCAACTACCTGTCCTTTAGTTCCATCACCATAAGTTTTCCATTTATATGATCTTATATGTTCTACTAGACGTTTTAACTTATCTTTTACATATGCCGACTGCTCTTCAAATGAGAGGTCATAGTTTAACAATTCATCTTCTTTTGCATCTATATCTACAGTGTAATTATAGATTTTTTCATGCCCTCGGAATTTGAAAGAATTTGTATAGTGTTCTGCCACTTTTGGATTGTCAGTAAAGTATAATCCATAGCCATATCTTTGATTCCCTTCTCCAGTTCCAATATATTTTAAACTAAATTTATCAGAAATGAAATTCGGACTAGAGTGAAAAACTCTTTCCAATAAGTTGTCAAAAAAGTTGTCAAAATTTTCTGTCATTTTATACTATTTACTTGAAAATATACTTTAAAGGATGTATCTTAAAATGATGCAAAAAGATCCTAATGTTTTATTAGAAGAGTATTCCAAAGAAATAGAAATGGATACTTCTATTGATGTAACAAATATTCTAGAAAAACAATTTTCCAGCCCGAATACAAAGCATAAATGGCTTTTTAGATTAACAAAGGCAAAAAGAGAATTGTTAAATTTAATAAATGAGAAAGATAATTTTTTAAATAACGTAATGAATAGAGATAATCCTTTGAAATTGTCAAAAGCTGTTATTTCTAATAAATTAGATAGTCATGAAGAATATAAAGCGTTACAAAGAAAGATAAAAGATCAAGAAATTTTAGTAGAATATTTAGACAGTAATGTGAATAAAGTGTTTAGTCAAATGAGTTTTGATTTTAAAAATCTTATTGAGTTAATGAAAATGGAACAATTATAAGTGGTTGAGAAAATTAAAATAGATTTTCAGAAAAAAGGAGGAGTTTTAACATGCTCCAAAGATATTCTGAAATTAGTAAGAGAAAAGTTTTCTGTAAAGAATCCTAGTTTTCATAGTCGTCGTTTTGCACCTCGTTTGTATGCAATAACACCGTCAGGAGCATTTCAAGTAGGATTATGGAATGAGATTGAAAACTATATTCGTAGTTTAAATATACCAATTAGCATAGAGTTAACAGATGAATTTAAAAAACAATTTCTTCCAAAAACAGGAATAGAAGAAATATCTAAAATCGACTCTTTCAACTATTATGATTATCAGGAAGATGCTATAAAACAATTTGTAGAAAATGGAAGAGGAATTTCTCTGATTGCCACAGGTGGTGGAAAAGCTCTATGCATAGCAGGATTAACTAAAACATTTTTAGATCATTATCCGAACTATAAAATATTAATAATAGTTCCCAATGTTAGTTTGCTTAATCAGTTATATTATTCATTCATTGATGAATTTAGTATTAATGATGTTACTCGCTGGGGAGACGGCAAAACTCCTGATTTATCCCAAAACATAATTATAGCTAATAATCAAATATTAATCGCAGATATAGATTATACATTATCGGTTGTAAAGGATTTTGATGTAATTATTGTTGATGAAGTTCATACAATTAATGAAAAGAAAAATAAAATTAGTAAAGTAATTCATAATATTAAAACACCGTTTAAATTTGGATTAACTGGAACATTGCCGGATTCTATGATGGGTGCATGGAATGTTATTGGAAAAATAGGTCCGATAGTTTATGAAAAAAATTCATTTGAGCTTCGCAAGCAACAAACTATAACAGATGTTGAAATCAAAGTAGTAGTTTGTCAACACATTAAAAAACCAGTTCCTACCACAGTTTTTACGGAACCAACTGATGCATACATGTTTGAATATGATTATGTAATGAATTATGCACCTCGCAACAATGTTATTGCAAAAATTGCTAAAAAGTTAAATGGAAACACTCTTATTGTTGTAGATAGACTTCAATACATTAGTTCAATACATGATTGTTTGAAAAATTGTGGAAAAAAGATTTACATTATTACAGGAAATACTCCAACGGACGAAAGAACCGTTATTCAGAATACAATGGATGCAGAAGACAACATAATTTGTATTGCAATGAGTAAATGCTTTTCCACTGGTATTTCTATTAAGAATTTACATTATGCTATTTTTGCATATATGGGAAAAGGAGGAGTAAAAACCGTTCAAACAATTGGTAGAACTGTTCGAAAACATTCATCCAAAGAAAAAGCTGTTATTTTTGATATTTCAGATGACTTAAATTATTCAGTTCGTCATTTAAAAGAACGTTTGAAAATTTATAAAGATCAAAAGATAACATACACTCTTACAAAAATAAAAATTTAATATGTGGAACTCACCAGAAACCTTTGATGAAGATTTAGATGAAATTGAAGAACCTGAAATTGTTCTTGAAAAACCTCGTAAAAGAACTCGCCGCACAAAAGACGAGAGTAGAGAAACGGTTGAATATGTTACAAAGGATGAAATGTGGAATGAATTATATAATTACTATAAATCTTTAGGTGATGATTATGATTGGGAAACTCAAAAGCCTCATCGAAAAGATACCTTTCCGCCTATTTCAAAACGATTAACTGTTATTATCAACGATATTAGTACCAAAATGGGATATCGGGCAAATTTCTGTAATTATTCATGGATTGACGAAATGATGGGAGATGCACGATTAAAAATGGTTAAAGCAATTCGAGATTGTTCATTTAAGTGCTATACAATTGCGGAAATTATTGACACAGTAATTGATAGTGACAATCAGACAATTATATATTATATTGATAAAAAAGGGAAAACTCAAGACAAAGCTCAAGAAGAATCTGATGAGTTTTTCACAGAAAATAATAAGAACTTTATCAAATTCAAAGCAAATCCATTTGGATATTTTTCAAGAATAACTAGCCATTCATTTTTAAATAGAATGAAAAAAGAAAATTCTTTAGAAGAAACCAAGAGAGCATTTCAGACTAAAACATGGGATGAATTATATGCAAATGAGAATTTTAGAAATGTTCGCAGACCGAAATATATTGATTCGGACGAAAATGATGGTATGTTTGAAGAATGAAAAATTCCAAAATTTTAGTTATCGGGGATTTACATATAGGAAACAATCGAAACAATCCTGATTTTTTTAAAATTGTGTTGGAATACGGAGATTGGATAAATCAGATTTGTAAATCAAAGAATATACAGAATATAGTTCAATTAGGTGATGTTTTTCATTTCCGAGAAATGGTACATAATCCATCAATTAATTGTGCTCATCAATTTTTCGAAAAACTTCAAAATTATAATATACATATAATTACTGGAAATCACGATTCTTTTTACAATGATAGTAGCGAGGTACATTCACTGAAATTATTGAGTAATTGGCCAAATATAACAGTTCACGAAAAAGTAACAGTTTTAGATAACATTTGTTTTTGTGGATGGGGAGTAAAAATAGATGATATACCAAATTCTGATATATTATTCGGTCATTTTGATATAAAAGGATTTCAAGTTAGTTCTGCTAAAGTATCGGAACATGGTTTCTCTGCATCAGACCTTATGCAAAAATGTAAAATATTAATGAGTGGTCATTATCATAAACCTCAAATTAGATTTTATGATAAAAAACCGTTAATATATTCAGGCAGTGCATTTCAATTAAATTGGGGAGAATCTGGAGAGAAAAAATATCTATATATTTTGGACTCAGAAACTCTACAATATGAAATGATCGAAAATGAAATTAGTCCTCGGTTCGAATATATTCGAAATGAAAAAGATTATGAAAAGGCAAATAATAATTTTGTTTCTGTTGAAAT